TATTCACCGCGACCTTTGCAGCGTGAGTTGCATGACGAGATGCAGCGCAAGCGTTGGGGTGTTGTTGTTTGTCACCGTCGCTTTGGCAAGACGGTATGGGCGATCAATCATATTCTGCGCGATGCTTTGATGAGTGCTAAGACTAGCCCGCGTTATGCGTATATGGCGCCGACATATCGCCAGGCGAAGAACGTGGCGTGGGATTACATTAAGCAGTTTGCTGGTAAGATTCCTGGTGTGAAGTTTCACGAGACTGAATTGCGTTGTGACTTACCGAATGGCGCTAGGATTTCTTTGCTTGGTGCTGAGAACCCTGACAGCTTGCGTGGTATTTATCTCGATGGCTGTGTGATGGACGAAGTTGCGGATATGCCTGAGAATGTGTTTCCCGAGGTTATTCGCCCTGCGTTGTCCGATCGCAAGGGTTGGTGTGTATTTGTTGGCACGCCGAAGGGGCACAATGCTTTTTATGAGGTGTATGAGCAGGCTTCTCAGAGTGAGGAGTGGTTAAGTGCGATTTACCGTGCGAGTGAGACTGGCATTTTGGATGACGAGGAATTGGCTGCTGCGCGTCAGATGATGAGTGCGGATCAGTATTCTCAGGAATTTGAGTGCTCGTGGACAGCGAATGTGCCAGGTGCGATTTATGGCAAGGAGTTGGAAGAGGCCCAGGGTGCTGGTCAGATTACGACTGTGCCGTATGATCCGAGTGTGCGGGTAGATACTTGGTGGGATTTGGGTGTTGGGGATTCTACGGCGATTTGGTTTACGCAGTTGATTGGTCGGCAGGTTTGTGTGATTGATTATTACGAGGCTCGTGGTGAGGGCTTGCCGCATTACTGCAAGATTTTATCTTCTAAGAATTATCTTTACGGGACACATAACGCTCCACATGATATAGAGGTAAGGGAATTGGGTAGTGGTAAGAGCCGCCGCGAGGTTGCCTGGGATCTAGGTTTGAACTTTCGCGTGGTTCCGAAGCTGCCTTTGGAAGATGGGATACATGCGGCACAGATGCTGATACCGAGGCTGATGTTTGATGCTGAGAAGTGCAAGGTTGGTTTGGAAGCCTTGCGTCAGTATCACCGTGCGTATAATGAGCGCACGCGGAGTTTCCGCGCTACGCCGGTGCATGATTGGTCTAGTCACGCGGCGGATGCGTTTCGTTATTTAGCGGTTGGTATTCGGGAAAGTGGTATTCGTGTTAGTATTCCACAGACGCAGGCGGTAATGGATTATGATCCATTCGCAGCATAGGAGAAAGTAAGATGGCCCCTGTTATTCCAATTTTGGCTGGTGTGGGCGGTGGCGCAACGGCTGCTTTCCTTGGCGCTAGCACGGCTGTTTCTACTGGCGTAGGCGTTGCGACTGGTGTTGCTACTGCGTCAATGATGAACCGTGCAAGCGGATCTGCTTCGGTGGCCCCTCCGCCTGTGCCAGAAGTTCCGACTGCGGAGACTGATACGACTGTGGTGGACACGTCTTCGCCTACGGGCGGTCCTGATACGACGATCAATGACGTGGTTTCTGTGCAAGAGGATGTTCGAACACAGGCTGATACAACCCAGCAAGCACCGATTACGGATACTGCTGCGCAGGTTGGAACGGCGGCTGGTGGTCAGGCGGAAGCTACTGCGGCGATGCAAACCAGCGTTGGTCAGGCTGAGGATGAAGCTATTTCTTTTTATGAGAAAGGCAGGCGGTCAACAATCTTAACTAGAGCCACAGGCTTGCTATCAGAGCAGGCGCAAGAGGGCACGTTCCGTCGCCGCCGAACGCTAGTTGGTTCTGGACTAATCGCATGATGTATCGCCAGCCAAAGAACCAGGCTGGCGTTATGGGCGCTAAGTCTGCACAGCCTGCAAAGATTAGCAGCGCTATGACGGTTGATCCGATCGAGCGCTTAAACCAGAAGATGGCTGGCCGCACCGAGGGTGGTGATAAACCCAAGAAGCGGCGCAGTATGATGAACAGCTATAGGATGATGTGATGCCACAGATTAACCCGATGGTGGCGCAGCTAGACCGGCGCTATCGCACATTGCAGGCGCAGCGTTCTAACTGGGAAAAGCATTGGCAAGAGCTTGCCGATTACATGCTACCTCGGAAGGCTGACATTACGAAGAAGCGCACCCAGGGTGATAAGCGCACGGACTTGCTGTTTGACGGAACGGCGGTTCATGCTGTGGAATTGCTTGCGTCTTCTTTGCATGGAATGTTGACGAGCCCAAGCACGCCTTGGTTCTCGATGCGGTTCCGCGATCCTGTGTTGCAGCAAGACGATGAGTCGAATGAGTGGTTGGAAGTATGCCTGGATCAGATGTATCAGCATTTCCACCGCTCGAATTTCCAGCAAGAGATCCACGAACTGTATTATGACCTAGTGGTTTTTGGCACTGCGGCGTTCTACGTTGAGGGTGACAAAGAGGGTTTGCGGTTTTCTTCTCGGCATATCGCTGAAGTTTGCATTTCTGAAGACCCCTATGGCCGCGTCGATACAGTTTACCGCAAGTTTAAGCTGACTGCGCGCTCGATCGCTATGCAGTTTGGCGAGGAAAACTTGCCGTTAGAGGTTAAGAAAAGCCTGGAAAAAGAGCCCTACGAGGAACATACGGTTATCCATGCCGTGTATCCGCGCAAGGGTAAGCCTGGTCGGGCGGCGAAAAGTAAACCTGTAGCGTCTATCTATTACACTGCAGACACCCGGCAGTTGCTTTCTGAGGGTGGATTTGACGAGTTTCCGTTTATGGTGCCACGTTTCACCAAGGATAGCGTTTCGACTTACGGTCGATCGCCTGCGATGAATGCGTTGCCTGATACGAAGATGGTAAACAAGATGAGCGAAACGACTATTCGTGCCGCTCAGAAACAGATCGACCCACCGCTTATGGTTCCCGACGATGGGTTTATGCTGCCGGTGCGAACAACGCCTGGTGCGCTAAACTTTTATCGGACTGGAACGCGCGATCGACTAGAGCCTTTGCAGATTGGCGCTAACAATCCGCTTGGCTTGAACATGGAAGAGCAGCGCCGCAACGCTATTCGCCAGTCATTCTTTGTGGATCAGTTGCTTTTGTCAAACGGTCCAACGATGACAGCGACTGAGGTTCTGCAGCGCAACGAAGAGAAGATGCGCTTGCTGGGTCCGGTGCTTGGCCGACTGCAGGCGGAACTTCTGCAGCCAATGATCTCGCGTTCTTTTGCATTGCTTCTGCGTAACGGCTTGTTGCCCCCTGCGCCAGAGCAGTTGCAGGGTCAAGATATTGACATTGAGTATGTGTCCCCGCTGGCCAAGGCGCAGAAGATGACGGATCTGCAATCGATGCTGCGTGGCTTTGAGGTATTGCTGCAGATGAGCCAGGTTGCGCCGGTGATGGATTACCTGGACGACGATAAGCTTGTGCAATACCTGGTAGAAACTACTGGTATTCCGGCACGGGTTATCCGCAGCCCTGGCCAGGTAGAGGATATTCGCCGTGAGCGTGCTACCCAGCAGCAGCAACAAGCGCAGATGCAGCAAGATATGATGCTGGCAGAGCAAGCAAACAAGGCCGCACCATTGGCTAAGGTTGCTTCTGATGCCGCAGAGCGTGGTCAGTTATGACGAAAAAGATCCAGGACTTAAAGCTTTCATACCGCAGAACGTTTAATTCGGACGATGGTGTTGTGGTTTTGGAGGATCTAAAAAAGCGTTTTAGCTTTGAAACCACGACATTTGTTTCTGGCGATCCACATCAATCAGCGTTCCAAGAGGGACAGCGTGCAGCAGTGCTATTGATCGCCAGGATGCTGTCCGAGGAACCAGACCCTAGATAGGAAATACTATGAGCGAAGAGACAATCCTGGACACAGGATCTCAAGAGATCGCTGAGGCGGCGCCGGTAGAAGCTGCCCAAACAAGTGTCATGTCGCAGGCGGAACCAGCGCCTGCACCTGCACAGCCGGTCGCGGCGCAGCCTGTTTCGCCGCGCAGTTGGCTAGAAGATTTGCCAGAAGATGTGCGCAATCATCCTTCTATGCAGCATGTTCCAGATACGATTACCCTGGCTAAGAACTATGTGAACGCCCAGCGCTTGATTGGCGCTGATAAAATCCCTGTGCCTAGCAAATCTGCTACAGAAGATGAGTGGCGTGCGGTGTATCGCAAGCTTGGCGCGCCTGAAGATCCGCAGCAATATGAGGTGGAGAAGACCGAGGTTTTCGACGATACTTCTTTTGAAGCATTCCGAAATCGTGCGTATGAGGTTGGACTAAACAATCGCCAGGCAAAAGCCATTGCAGATCTTTACCAGGAGCAGATCAGCACAGCCCAGGCGGCGATGGACCAGCGCGCAGAAGAAATCCGGTTCTCTGGTGAGCAAGAGTTGCGCCAGGAGTTTGGGCAATACTTTGAAGAGCGTATGGGAATGGCGCAGGACGCTGCCCGCACGATCTTTGGCGATGCTGCTTTGTTCGATGAGATTAAGCTGGCGGATGGTCGCCTGCTTGGTGATGACCCCCGTATTATTCGTGGCTTGGTGAAGATGCGCGAGATGCTTGGCGAGGACTCGATTGTTGGTGAATCGAGTGAACTTGTTATGAGTGCTTCCGATGCACGCCGTGAATATGATAGAATAACGGCAAAAGGATCGCCTTGGTATGACAAGTATCATCCTGAACACGACAGGTATGTTCAGGAGGCTGTGCATTACCGGTCGTTCTTTAGTGGATAACCTTTATGGCCCACGACATAAGCATGTGCGTCATGCGGAGTAGCTGGCCTAACCAGCAGCAAGGCCCCGCAAGGGATAACCGAGCGCAGCAACATTAACTAGAAACTGTAGGAGTTTGGCAATGTCCACTCAAATCACTACGGCTTTCGTCCAACAGTTCTCGTCGAACGTCCAGATGCTGTCACAGCAGATGGGTTCGCTGCTGCGTAACGCGGTGGATTCCGAGAGCGTGAACGGCGAAAAAGCCTTCTTCGACCAGGTAGGCAGCGCTGCTGCTATCCTGCGCACTACCCGTCATGCGGATACTCCGCTGATCGACACCCCGCACAGCCGCCGCATGGTTACGCTGTCGGACTATGAGTATGCGGATCTGATCGACGATCAGGACAAAGTTCGCCTGCTGGTAGACCCGACCTCGACCTATACCCGCGCTGCTGCTGCTGCAATGGGTCGCGCGATGGATGACGTAATTATCTCTGCTGCTCTGGGCACCGCCAAGACCGGCAAAGATGGTTCGACTTCGACTGCCTTTGACACCAGCAACAACCAGATCGCCGCAGGCGCATCGGGCTTGACCCTGGCAAAGCTGATCGAAGCGAAGGAAATCTTGGACAGCGGCGACGTTGATCCTTCGATTCCTCGTTACATCGCGGTTTCGCCTAAGCAGGTTACTGATCTGCTGAACAACACCACCGTGACTTCAAGCGACTACAACACCGTTAAGGCGCTGGCTATGGGTGAAATCAACAGCTTCGTTGGTTTTAACTTCATCGTCACCAACCGTCTGGGTGTTGATGGTTCCTCGAACCGCCGCGTCTTTGCATGGGCAATGGATGGCATCAAGCTAGCCGTTGGCAAAGAGCCCACCGCGCGGATCGACGAGCGCGCTGACAAGTCGTATGCGACACAGATCTACTACGCTCAGACCATCGGGGCTACCCGCATGGAAGAGAAAAAGGTAGTAGAAGTTCTGTGCGCAGAATCGTAAGGAGGACTGAGTAATGGCTACTGTTTACTCCGCACAGCGCACTAATTCGCTGGCAACCCCGGTTGCAATGAACAAGGCGAATGAACTGGGTGGTCGCATTCGTGTCGCACACGGCACCTATGAGGCTTCCTCGCTGGCATCCGGCGACGTGATCGAAATGTTTGTGCTGCCTGACGGTGCGCGCCTTGTTGAAGGTTCGCTTGCTCACGACGCACTTGGCGCTTCGACCACTCTTTCGGTTGGCTACGCTGCACACACCAATGCTGCAGGCACTGCAGTATCGGCTTCGGCTGCTGCTTACAAAGCTGCTGCCGCTTCGACTTCGGCACAGAAGGTAGACGTTTTGGCTACCCTGGCGCTGGGCTCGGGCACCGAGGTTGATGCAGACGCCGATGGCATGCCCGTCACTGTGACGATGGGCGGTGCTGCTGGCACAGGCACGATCGAGTTGACCATCAAGTATGTGGTTGACTAAAAATAAGAGAGGGGGCGGTAACGCCCCCTCTTCCCGATGAAAGGGGTGAGCAATGACAAGCACCGTAGATATTGCAAATTACGCGCTCAATACGTTGGGCGCTTCTAATATTTCTGCATTCGATGAAAACAGCAAAGTTGGTCGCCTTGTGAACCAGCGCTATGACGCTGTTCGTGACTCGGTGTTTCGCGCCCACCCGTGGAATTGCTTGATCCGCCGGTTAGAGTTAGCGCAGGATTCGACTGCCCCGGCTTATGGATATACATATCAATATACGCTGCCAACAGATCCGTATTGCTTGCGCGTGCTAGAGTTTAGCAACGGCTCAATGACATACCCGTTTGATAACATGCGCAGCAACAATAACCGTGAGCCATTCATTATTGAGGGCCGCAAGCTTCTGACGGATGAAGGCACGGCAAAGATTAAGTATGTGGCTCGGATTACTGATCCGCAAGAATATGACTCGACGCTGATCGAGGCTTTGGCTGCGCGATTGGCAATGGAACTGTGCTATGCTGTTACAGGTTCGGCATCGATGATCCAGGTAACTGCCAGCATGTATGATGCAAAGCTTAAAGAGGCTCGGTTTATCGACGCTACAGAAGGCGCACCGCAGCGCATCGAGGCAAGCGACTTTATTGAAGCGAGGTTCTAATGGCTCGGTCGTCACCAGCACTCGTTACATTTACTGCGGGTGAGATTTCTCCGCGCCTTGAAGGGCGTGTGGACCTTGAGAAATATCGCGGCGGTCTGTCTGACTTGACCAATATGGTAGTGCAGCCACACGGCGGCGTGACGCGCAGGCCAGGGACAGAATACCTGGGCGCAGTAAAAGATAACAGCGTCAAGACCAGGCTGATCCCGTTCCAGTTCAAAACTAGTGATACCTATATCCTGGAGTTTGGCGATCAATACATGCGCGTTTTCCGCGACGGGCTGCAGGTTCTGACTGGCTCTGCGCAATCCATCACTGACGTTACACAAGCAAACCCTGGCGTTGTTACGATCGCAGGGCATGGCTATTCAAATGGTGACGAGATCTATCTTGATAACATTGTCGGCATGACAGAGTTAAATGGCCGTAACTATCTGATAGCAAATGTCACTACAAATACATTCACGCTGCAGGATCTGTTCGGCAACGACATAGATACCACAGGTTTTACTGCCTACGATTCAGATGGTGCTGTAGATACTATCTATGAAGAAGCAACGCCTTATGCGGCTGCTGATATTTTCGATGTGCGCTTTGCGCAGTCTGCCGATATTATGTATATGGTGCATCCAAGCTACGCCATACGCACGTTATCCCGCACGGATCACAATGCCTGGACGTTTGCCACAGCAACAATTACGGGCAGTCCTACGCCAGCGCTGACTGGCACGGATAACTATCCAAGCGTCGTATCGTTCTTTGAGCAACGCCTTGTCTTTGGATCGACAAACAATAACCCGCAAACGCTTTGGTTTTCAAAGAGCGCGGATTACTTGAACTTTACCACTGGCACATCTGCAAATGATGCTTTGATCTATACGATTGCATCCAACCAGGTAAACAGTATCCGGTTCTTGTCGGCCACGCGGGTTCTGGTGATTGGAACCTCTGGCGGTGAGTATGTGCTGACAACGACTAATGACGGTCCGATTACGCCTACTACTACACAGATCCGCAAGTATTCGAACTATGGATCTGCTTCAATCGAGCCTGTCCAGGTTGCTGACGTGACTTTGTTTTTGCAGCGCGGCAATAGGAAGGTGCGCGAATTTAGATATGTGGGCGAGGTTGACACTGCAGGATACCAGGCGCCAGATCTTACGGTTCTAGCTGAGCATATTACAGAAGGTGGGCTGGCTGGGTTTGCCTACCAGCAAGAGCCCGAGAATATTATCTGGTGCATCCGAAACGATGGCACATTGCTTGGTTTAACATACCGCCGTGAAGAGCAAGTTGTTGCCTGGCACAAGCATGTCATTGGCGGCTCTTTTAACGGTGGCCAGGCTGTAGTGGAAAGCATTGCTACATTGCCTACTGATACTGGCGACGATGATCTATACATGATTGTGAAACGCACCATCAATGGCCAGACCCGGCGTTACGTCGAGATCCTAAAAGCATTTAACTTTGGCGGTGTTACTACTGGCGCATTCTTTGTGGATAGCGGCCTTGCCTACCAAAACTCTGCGGTAACGTCTTTGGCTGGCTTGTATCACTTGGAAGGCGAAACCATTTCGATCCTGGCAAATGGTGCAAGCCACCCAGACAAGACTGTTTCTGATGGTTCGGTTTCTTTGGATTTCTCTGTGACGACTGCCGCTATTGGTTATGGGTTTACCAGCAATATGCAGACGATGCGTATTGAATCGGGTTCTCAGGACGGGACAAGCCAAGGCAAACCAAAGCGCATTCATGGCATCACTGTTCGCTTGGATCAGACTGTTGGCTTTGAGGTCGGAAACGACTCGACATCTATCGATCGTGTGTATTTCCGCGATAGCTCAATGGCGATGGACCAAGCTGTTCCGCTGTTTACTGGCGATAAAGAGATCGAGTTTGATGGCGGTTACGATGACGATGATAGGATTTACATTAGACAGTCACAGCCATTGCCGCTGACTGTGCTTGCGTTCTATCCAAGAATGAACACGTTTGACATATGATAGTTGCACCACTCACTAGAGCACACATGCTGCACCTGGCAAGCAACGCCAAGGAACGAAATCGTGTAATGCTCGGGACCGTCTTAGACGGTCTTCCTGCATATACGGCCCCTGGTCGCGGCCTGGCTATTATGGATCGCGGCGAGATTTATGCGGCTACCGGGCTGGCCCCAATATGGGATGGCGTGGCAGAAGCATGGTTTATCCCAAGCAAGTTTTTGGATCGCCGCAAGATTTCTGTTATTAGGGTAGTTAGAAAAGAACTTGAAAGTGCTATAGTGCGATTAAAGCTGCGCCGTGTTCAGGCTGTAGTTCGGTCTGATTTCCGCGATGCTCACAAGCTTGCTAACTGGCTTGGCTTTGAGAGTGAAGGTCTGATGCGCCGTTATGGTCCTGACGGGTTTGATTACGAGAGGTATGCAAAATGGCCGACCCAATGAGCGCAATGGCGCTAGTAAGTGCCGGTTCAAGCATTGCTGGTGGCATTGCCCAAAAGAAAGCTGCAGACCAAGCTGCGGCGAATGCGCGGGCTGTTGGTGAGTTTAATGCCAAAGTTATCGAGCGTGATGTAAACCTTCTCGAAAACCAGCGCACGATTATCAACAACAATTTGTTGATCTCAAATGAACGCAAGCGCGTAGCCTTTAAGAAGATCCAGGGCGAGGTTGTCGCCGGGTTTGCTTATGGCGGCATTGATATTGCGCAGGGCACGCCGATGCGCGTTCTCCGCGAAAATGCGCGTGAACTTGAATACGAAATAACGGTGGACAAGTTTAACAACTACGTCACGAACATGCAGATCAACGATGCTCAAGAAGATGCGCGATTGAATGCGCAGCTTTCTCGCATGGAGTCCGGCGCTGCTGCTGCTGCATTGCGCGCCCAGGGCACGGCAAGCTTGATCTCTGGCTTTGGTTCTGCCGCGAAGATTGGTTATCAAAGCGGATTGTTTGGGGGCTAATAAATGAGAATACCGACTTATACATCAGGCGCCCAGCCAACCAGTGAAGCCCCTGGCCGCAGATTTTCAGCGCGGATGAACGCACAGCCGTTTATCGCTGAGGCGCAGGCGAAGGGTGCGGTCTTTGCCGAAGCTGCCCGCCAGGTTGGTGAGTTCGCTCAGATGCGCTACAAAGCGGCGCGTGAAACTCAGATCAATGAGAAGGTTCTTGCTGCAGAAGAAGCGCTGAGAACTAAGTCATATGAGTTTGCCAAAACTCCTACGGGGAAGCTTGGCTCTGTTTTCAATGAAGGTGGAGATCCAAACGAAGGCACCTGGGCAAAGTCCACATCTGAAACGCTAAGCACATTGCTGAGCGACGTTAAGGACGTTGACGCTCGACGGATCTTGACCGATCGCTTTAACCAGATGGAACTTACGCAGCGCTTTAGTTTGCGTGGGGTTATCGATCGCAAGCTTGAAGCTGCTAACGCTGCTGCGCGCGCAGCAATGATGCGCAATGCAGAAAGTAAGTTGTCGCAAGCAACAACGATCGATGAGGTGACTGGAACGCTAAATAACGTAGGCGTTACATCTGCGCGCCTTGGTGCCCTTGGCTTGGGCGATCCTAATGCACTTAAAGCGCAAGAATATGCGCTTTTGGTAAATGGCGCAAAAGCAAACGTGATGGCTTATCTTGGCCGACAAGAAGTGCCATCAGAAGCGGCTGAGAACCTGCGCCTGGCTTTGCGAAATGATGACAATACGTTGGCGGGCAATGGGCAAGTTCAATATAAACTGCTAAAAATGCTGCCGCTGGAAGCGCAGGCAAGCATTCTCGGCTCGGCCACCCGAACTGCAGGATTTATTGATGCGCTTAGTGAGTCTGAAAAGCGCGCTATCCGCTTAGCGGATGGTTATGCAAAAGACGCCGGACAATCAATTACTAGCTACACATCGCAGTTGCAGAATGGCTGGGCTTTGCCTGATGCTGCGTTAGATGATCTTCGCAATGTTGCTCAGCAGGTTAAGCCGCATGTTGATCCCAATGTGGCCGTAGAACTTGCCCAGGGTATCGATGACCTAGAATATCTAAATGGCATTGTAAAAGATACTCGCGCATTTGCTTCGCCTAGTATGATCCAAGACAAGATCTTTGAACTTGAAGCGCTTAAATCTTCTGGAAACGTGCCGCTGGCAGAACGCGACCGTGTAGACATGGCGCTTGAGTTTATGAGCGGCTGGAAGAAAAAGATGGTAGATGGCCTGGCGTCTGACCCCATCGCATACGCTTCTCGCGCAGGCGCTTATTCTGTCGAGCCTGTGGATCTTAGCCCTGCAGCAATGCAGAGCGGTGATGCTATGGAAGGCGTGCAGAACCGTATCGAGGTAGCGCGCGCTATTCAAAGCCACTATGAGGTTCCTGGTCCACTACGGATCTTCTCAAAAGCAGAACTTTCTCAGTTTATTCCGCAGTTGACGCAAGGCACTGCGGCGACAAAGCTTATGGCGATCGAAGGCTTTAACCGCATGTTCGACAACTATGCGCCTGATGTTCTGGCGCAGGTGGCGGAGAAGGAGCCCATGTTCGCTCACGTTGCAGGGCTTTCGCGTGACGGGCGTTATGCCGAATCGGAGACTATCCTCAAGGGCATGGAGCGTATTGAGGCAGGCTTCAAGCCTTTCGAGGGAGCAGATGTTTCCGTCGCAAAGCAGAATTTCAACGATGTAGCGGGCGCCGCATTAGCCATGCTGCCCGCATCTGTTGGCGCTAACTTGCGCAAAAATATTTATGATGGCGCACAGGCATACTACGCAGAGAAAATTGCCCAGCGTGCGGACAAAGAATTTGACGAAGATCTCTGGACTGAAAGCGTCCAGGCGGCGAGTGGCTATGACACGGTTACTGGCAAGGGTGGCATTCAGACCGTGCGAGATGTGCCTACGTTGCTGCCTCCGATGTATAAGGCTTCTGACCTAGAGGATGCGTTAAGCAACCTAACGCCAGAGCGCCTAGAGGCTGTGACTGGTCTTGTAGGCACAATCGATCGTGACTTGGCCGAGGACATTATCGATGACGAAGATTATCGCTTGCAGGTTTTTGGCAAATCTAATGGGCGTATAATCTATGGTATAATGTATGGACAGTATGGGGATGCTCGTTATGGAATTGCTACTGACAATGATGGTGTTCCTATTCGCTTTAGCGCTGAGCGCCTTACCAGCATTTCCAACCTGCCAATCGGCGCGACTATCCTATCGCCAGCGCAAGCGTTTACAATCCAAGAACCCACGCAAATGAACCAGCAGGGACAGTAATATGAGCGGGCTTCTTCGTGACGAACTAGATCCCCTGGCTACAGCGTCGATCCCAAAGCTTGATAAGCCAGAGGGAACGCTGCTGGAAAACATTAGCGGAGCGTTCAACGCTGGGCTGATGCAAAGCGGTTCATCCGAAGAGCGCTATATCCAGGAGACTTGGCAGCCAATCGTCGATGAGATTGAGTCAATAACCGGTAAGTCATTCAAGAACCCTGGCGATTATTTGCGACCTAATGTCTTTGCTATACTTACTGGCGAGGCCATGCGCGGCTATGGCGATGCACGCTACAGCTATGAAACGAATGACATTGAAAAGTTTGTTAGGCAAAATCGTGAGTCTCTGCCTGAAAAGGTGGTTGTTTCTATTCTCGACCCAGACCGTGATAAGGTTTGGCGTGAGGCAGCGCGTGCAAAGTTCTTTGAAGAGCAGAATGAACTGGCGGAACTGACCGAGCGATCGCCAGGATTAGCTGCTGGCGCCGCACGTTTAACAGGATTCATTGCGTCTGGCGTTGAAGATCCGCTTAACCAAGCATTCATGGTGACGCCTGTCGGGGCCAGCCGCACATTCGCAGGCTTGATGCTTAAAGAGGCTGTGGTAAATGCTGGCGTGGAAGCTATCCAGCAGCCGCAGATCGCTGACTGGTATGCAAGCCTGGGCTTAGAATATTCGTGGCAAGACTTTGCCGAGAATGTTGGCGGCGCTGCTGTTGCTGGTGCTGCGCTTCCTCTTGCGTTTCGCATCGGCGGTCAGACAGTTCGCTTGACTGCTGAACAAGCCAAGACAGGTGCCAAGGTTATCTCGGATTACATTGCCAAGCGCGATGGTAAAAAGCCTGCATCGCTTGAAGGCGCAGAGATGCTATCCGA